GCGTATAAGGGAAAGGAATTTTTTCTTGACGCTTATCAGAAAGCACTAAAAAACAAAACGCTCCAAATCAATGTTCATAAGAACAAGATCACTTTTCCGATGGAGGAGCATGACAGCGGATTTCATGCGGTCGGAGTACTGACCCGTTCGCCCGCTTGGGAATACGGATGGAAGTTCAACTATCTGGCCGAGAATACATCCGGCGCAGAAAAGCCCGAAGTCAAAGCAAAAATCCAGAAGCCTTTGACCGCATTAGAGCATCTGGAACGCTGTGGGTATAAAATCGTTCAGCAGGTCGTGCCGGAAAAACTTCCACCGATTGCTGTTCAGCGGATGGCATGGAAAACAGGCGAGGCTCTTTGCGACCCGGTGGTGGTGGATTTCTTGCAGTTTATCCGAACACATATGCAGAGCGACGGCTCTTTTTCGTTCCGTATCCCAAAGGGTGCGTCCAAAAAATCGTTTGCCACACTTTCAGAGATTGCGCAGACGTGGGACAAAATGGGACTTTTTGCAGCCATTGTGATTTACCCGCAGAATATCGTCTATGAACTTGCGCAAAATGAAACCGTCCGGCATTTTTTGAGCGGAAAGTGGCTGGAGCTTTTTGTAGAGCATCAGGTTCAGCAGATTCTGAACCACTATCGGGAGGAGCAGGGCGCAGAAGTTTCGGTTTGCTCCAATGTGGTTCTTTCAGAAACAGCATCCGTAGGGAGCACGCATGAGCTGGATGTCGTGTTCTCCATCAATGGGAAATTTTTCTGGGTAGAAGCCAAATCATCCAGCCGAAGCATTGATTATGGAAAATATGCTTCTCTGTGCGAAAAGCTGAACGTGACGCCAGAAAGCTTGCTTTTGGTCAACAGCGATTTGTCCGTGGAAGAGTGCGAAGGTGTTTCTTATTTCTGGAATTACCGTGTTGCAAACTGTGCAACGATCACGCAGGAACTGGAAAGCATGATTGCTAAACAACTTGAAAGCACCGGGAATGCTGTTCTGAGTACAGACTGAGAAATAAGCAAAAATGATATGTACCCCCAATACTGGACACCCAGTATTGGGGGTACATATCAAAACCGAAAAGCAGAAGCTGCCGCACAAAAATACGGTGCGGCAGCTTCTGCTTTTTATCTGCTGCGTCCCCTGCGCGTGCCGACAGTTCCGTTCCGTCCCCCTTATCCCCCCCCTGCGAAAGGGCGTTTTTGCCCGCCGTATTTGTGGCCAGGCTTTCCCGGGAATAGCCGTTCGTTTTGCCGAAAAGTCGTACTCTGCCCGGGAAAAAGCACCGGAAGACTGCTTCGGCCATTTATTCCGCTGTTTCCTACCGATTTTACAATGTTTTTTGCAAAAAAAGCTTTACAAATGAATTTCAAAAACATATTATATAATTATAGATTCAACTTCTTTACGCAAATAGTTTCGTACCGGTTCGTATGGGGCAGCCGGGTCTGTGCTTTTTGCACTGCTTCTGCCTTACGATAGATCATTGGAGCCCGCCGGTGCAGCCCCGCTGCACCAGATCAAATACAGAAGGAAGGTTATGCATCATGCCTGAAAAGAAAGTTTCTACTCCCGCAGCCGATGCTCCGGCTGCCGAGGGCAAGACCCGCAAATCCACCAAGGCTCCCGCCCGCCGCGGCCGCCCGCCGCTGGCACCCGAGCTGTATGTAGAGATGGGCGGTGAGCAGTACAACATCACCGACATCATTGACCGTGCCAAGGCAGACTACCGCACCACCCACAAGGTCGGCGTACAGTCCTGCAAGGTGTACGTCAAGCCCGAAGAAGGCGCAGCCTACTACGTCATCAATAAGTTCTCCGGCAAGCTGGAACTGTAACTTTTACAGGGTCACAGGCAGCACCGCACTGTTGCCGCGCCCGCTATTCCCACAATAAGGCTCCATCAACAAAAAAAGACACCGCACAGCTGTGCGGTGTCTTTTTTTGTATCGGCAGCAATCACTCAGAACCCCAGCATCCGCCAAAGAGTCTTACGCTCTTCGGCCGGGTCCGGGTCCGGGATCTCGAACACATAGCGCTCGGTGGCGTTGATAACGGTGGTGTTGCCGCGGGTGCATACCCGGGGCAGCTTTGCATCGTAATTCAGGTGTACGTGCCCGTGGATGAACCATTTAGGCTGGTACTCGTCCAAAATCTCGTTGAAGCACTCAAAGCCCCTGTGGGCACAGTCGTCCCCATCGTTCAGTCCCTTGGCCGGGGCGTGGGTCAGCAGCAGGTCGATGCCGCCCCTTTTGTGCGCCTGATGCTTCAGCTTGTGCACACGGCGGCGCATGGCTTTCTCGGTGTACTGGTAGGTATCCTCTTTATTATAGCGCTGACAGCCCCCCAGCCCCATGATGCGCAGCCCCTTCCATGTGTACACCTGATCGTCCACGCAGATGCAGCCGCCGGGTTCCCCCTGAGTCTGGTAGCTGCCATCGTGGTTGCCGTGCACATACAGGATGGGTGCAGCGGTAAAATTTGTGAGATATTCCAGATACTTTTTGGGCAGATCCCCGCAGGAGAGGATCAGGTCGATGCCTTCCAGCCGGGCGCGGGTGTCATAGTCCCACAGCGCCTTGGACGGGACATCTGAAATGGCAAGAATCTTCACGTTCGTATGCTCCATTCTGTTTCCGGTCAGGCCGGCTCATTTCTCCAGACCCTTTACGTTGTCCAGTCCGTTGATCGCCAGCACGGTACGAGTCTTGACGTCCAATTCATCGTAATGGGGCAGCTTGCCGTGTACACAGGCATCCAGCCAATCCATCTCCATCAGCTCTTTGGGGCTGTAAACTCTATTCTCCGGGGAGTGCAGGTTGTCCTCGTTATCATACAGCTTTTCCGGGAAGATGTGCACATTGTCCGAGCCCTGCAGCGTTTCCAGCAGATCCAGCAGCTGTCGCGTACCGCTGGGCAGCGCTTCCTGATACTCCAGATCCTCTGCGCCGCTGCGCAGACCCCACCAGTAGTTCACTGCGCGGGTGGTGGCTGCGTTGTCCCAGCTGCCGTCAAAAATGGAGCGCACGATCTGCACATAAAAGGTATCCCACCGCCAGATCGGCAGCCCCAGCGGCTGTAAGCTGCCGTCCGGCAGTTTGCGGCACAGGCCGTAGTCCCGGTTGGTGTCGGCAGGCTCCCGACTGTCCCGGGCGTAGACCATGTCGATCTCCGGGCAGTCAGCAAAATCCAGCGGATGGGCGGCATCGGGCTGGCAGGCCCAGCGCAGCCAGATACGGCCTGCCGGGCGCACGCTCTTCAGCCCCTGCGCAAAGGCGTTGATCGCAGCGGGCACGCCGTACACGGGGTTTGCCGCCACATAGCCGATGTGCCCGGTCTTGGTCATGATACCGGCCAGCATGCCCAGCAGATAGGTCACTTCATAGGTGCGGGGGTAGTAAGTGCGCACCAGCGGGTGCGGCGCGTTCAGCGAGCAGTTCAGGATGCGGGTCTTGGGGTGCTGCGCCGCCACCTTCAGGCAGGCGTTGTACATCCGCACGCTGGTAGCGAACACCACGTCCGCATTGTTGTGGGCTACCTCCTCCAATATCTGCTCCGCGTCCACCTCCGGGTTCACATCCTCGTAGCAGCTGATATACACCTTGTCCGGGAAGACCTTAGCCAGCGCATCGCGCCCCTCGTCATGCGCACGCACCCATGCGCTGATCTTGGCGTTGTACTCGTGGAGGAACACCACCCGCAGCTCGCTGGGCTGCTTGCTGGGGCTGAAGATATTCAGCTTGGACAGCAGCGGCTCTGCGGGGCTCTTGGGCGGTTCCAGCGAAAGCTCCACGCCATGGGGCTCGGTGAGCACCTTCACCTCGTTCCACAGCTTTTCCAGGTTCTGCCGCACCTGCGCCGGGGTGGCGTCGTAGGTGTCGGAGTAGCGGTACACCGACAGGTACACCAGCAGCGCATCACCGGTGGTCAGCCCCAGGGATCTGCCGCCCAAGGCTTCGAACTGCTGGTGGAACATGGTGTAGAAGGCGGCAAAGTTCAGCCGGTCATCCTCCGACCATGCCTCGCCGCTGGCCTTGCACACCAGCGTCTGCAGCTTGCTGTAGCCGCCCAGCTTGGAGAAATGCACATAGTTCACCTTGGACAGCTTATAGAAATCCAGAAACTCGTAGTAGATCTTATTTTCCAGATCCTCGGTGCGGGCGGGGATGAGCCGGGTGACCGTGCCCGGGATCTTGACGGCACCGTAATACTTGAGCACCGAGACCCGCTTGTTGCCCTCCTGCACATAGAACCGGTTCATATACTCAAAGGCGATGATGGGAGTATGGATGCCCTCTTCCAAGTGCGCGTCACACAGGTTCGACCACTTGGCAGCAAACTCGGTATCCGGCTCCAGCAAGGGCATAAAGTCATACGAAAAGGCAGTGTGCCGTCCGCTGGTCTTGGTGCCCACAAGACTGTCCGACGGGATCTCCACCAGCCCCAGCGGCTCCTGCGCCACGATATCCACTCCCTTGAGCACATCGTCCAGAACAGCCAGATAGGGCGACTGGCCGCGGGCTATGCGGGCACGATAGGCGCGCTGCCCTGCGCGCAGTGCACTTTTATAAT